CTAACAGCCCGTAACCTATCCGTTTAATACCTGACCAGCCGTGTTCCTCAATTAGTTTTTTGAACCACCCATAGCATTAGTTAAAGCTACCTGTACCTCTTCCATGTTTTCCATTGTGATTAAGTCCCCTACTTGTAATTCAGTAAGTTCAGCATCTTCATGTTTTAAGCCAGCGTATAATAAAGCACGCATAGCACGAATTGACATTTTATCGCCTAGTTCTGAAATCGGGAATCCTAAAGCTTCTTCAGCGTCTACCAATGCATTAAGACTGAATTTTAAAGTACGTTCCTTATCTAATACTAATGTTTGTTCTCCACGTTGTGCGTTTGCCATTTTGTAGTCCCCCTATAAAGTAAGTTATTGTTTTTGACTGTAAGTTAAGTTAGATACCTTTAAGTTGCCTGTAATCGGCCACGGCTGTAGTAACTGCATTTAAGTAATTGTTAAACTCAGCGTTAGTTGTGTGTCGTCGTTCAGCACGTGTATTTGTACCGAAAAATGCAGTACGTTGTGGTGTGCTGATTTCTAACTGAACACCCATTCCACGGCTTGATTTGTTTACTATGTTGTCAGCGTCTGCACCAGCAATATCACTGTCTACAGGTTCAATCTCTACGCTGAATCCAGCTTGTACTAAGTTTTGTCGAATCATTTCACGTAGTTCAGTATCCATACCACCTAGCTTAGTGTGCTTGATAGTGTCACTGTAACCGTGGAATGAAACTAGGATTGCATGTCTTTCAGTGAAATCTAGTAAGTTCGGTTCGTCAAAATGTGTAGAAGTAATGTGCAAGTCAGTGTTATTGCTGGACATAAAGCCCTCAAAACAATAAGCACTATCGTTAGCACCAGCAGCGAACATTGTTAGTTCTGAACTTCCAGCTTCGATACCGCCACCATGAATAGCAAAATACAATACCGGACTGTTTCTAACACTCATGAAGATATGGTAGTCAACCCCGTATGTTCTCGCTGCTTTCAGTGCAGCAAAGTTTGCATATAAATCAGCCATTAACTACCAACCTCCTTGAATGCACCCACAGTACCACTAACAATGTAAGAACCCGTATAGGAGAATCTTACAAAGTCAGTGTGTAACTGGTAGGTGTAATAAAATGGTTCATCATTAGAGTAAGTTTGGAATGTTGCATCATCTACCCACACTAGCCCATCTGTTGACGTTTGAATCGTTACCGTCTTCTCTATCTCACTACTTACAAATCCTGTGATATAATCAAAGTCTGTAAAGTCGTAAGTAGGGGAATATCTAGTAGAACCGTCTACGTCAAATAGAAGGTTAATGTACTCCCCAGTATTAGGGCGTAATAGTTTCTGCTAATTCGCCACTGCCTTCTAGTGAGATACTGAAAGTAACTGCATCATCTTGGGCAAACTCGATAGGGAAATCAGTAATATAAGCTTCGCCTTCCCATGAGATATGACCTGAACCAGTTCCAGTTGCGATTGCAACTTCAACAGGTGTGCCATTTTTGAAAGCAGCAGATAAAGCTAAATATCCAGCGTCCGATAAAACCATGAATGCATCACAGTCAACGCCCCATTCTTTCGCCCCTGCAATTTTAGTCACCCAGTTATTCGATTGCTTGTCTGTAGTTTCAATCATTGAAGCACTACGGTTTAATGTAGCCCCACTTTGTCCACCTACTACAGCGTCTTCTACTTTTACTAATACGTTAATACCAGCGATTTTTTCACCAGCCATTTATTAAACCCCCTTGTTTGTAATTAAAGTGAAATTTGAACTGTACAGATAACGGCTTGAACCGTCACGCCCTGCATATAAAGGCATTGGTGACGTTGTTTCTACAAGAACTACCTGTACATCACCTAGAATGAAATTTGTTTTTTTATCTAAGAAATCAGTAATGTCATTGTGAATTGCTTCAGCACTTGCAGGATGTGAAGCACGAATACGGATGTCTAGCTGTAAATTAGCTACACCAGCACTTGCCCTACCTTGACCGTAAACCTCAATACAAGCAGCATCGTCAGGTGAATCGATAGGAAATTCTAAAGGATAAAAAGTAACTTTAGGTAAGTTAGTGCGAAGTAACTTAACTACGTCTAACACAGATGCCATGTCATCACCCTCCTAAGTCTCGTTTTAAGTTACGGGCAATTAAGCCCCTGTAAGTTGAAGCTTCGCCCCTGAAAGGACGCACTAAATATTTACGGCCTACTTTGTAAGACTTACCACTTAAGCCCTTACCACCGGCTTTAGCACGGGACTTGTCGCCTAAGTTGTACGTCTGTTCGTGAGTCCATATTGCATAGTTAAAGTCCTCTTTGCCTTCCGTGTTCCACACTTCAAAACCTACTGAACCTTGAACACCAATGCCTGTCTTGTGAACTTCATTAGTGCCGGACATTTCCAAATCCCCTTCATCAAGTGGTGCAGTTTCTGAAGCGACTCTATTTAAGTCTTTCATACAGTCTTGCATTGACTTGAAAGTGGACTGTTCAGTGGCTTTAATAATGCGTTGCGTGTTAGCTTTAAGGCCTTTAATGTCAACCTTGATTTTCATAGCATCACCTTTGTATACTCCACCTTGCCGGATAAGTCAGTGATAGAAGTGATAATGGTAGGGTTCTTTTGAATAACTCCCTCTGTTCCACTGTTGTATTCAATGAAATCAGTGTATTTAATAGGGACGTTTCCTAAGAAATAGACAGTTGCTTTGTAGACAACTTCCTTATCTCCATACCGTACTATGTCAGCATTTGAGTTGAAATCCAGCCTTACTCTATAGCGTTTGACCTTAGTACTTTTTACAGGTATCCCCCAATCATCTTTCTGACCAGTTCCGAAAACAACGTTCACGAATTGGTTACGTGGAATCATTTGAGACATTAGTAATCACCTAGCTTTGTACTAGTGTAAGCACGGTACGTATCTTCACGGTTCACTACAGAACGGCCAACACGTCTACGTGGGTAACGGAACAAGATAGTTTTCGCTATGGAACGGTCGTTATACGATTTATCGAAACTTACATACAAGCCACTGGCCATAAAGTAACTTACACCCATTTCCGCACGTCTATGTGAATCATCAAATTCAAGAATGTGTATACATTGTTCAGCGATAACGTCAATAGGAACAGGTTTCTTGTCACTAAAGTGGTGGGGCAATTCTCTGAAAAGAATAGCTTCAGCATTGTTAACGACTACCTGTTTTTTCTCCATGTAGACTTCATCCCATTTTTCCGTATATAAAATATTGTCACGGATATAATCCTCTACAAGTGAAACGTCAATCATGGTTATTCACCAGCCTTTGCAGCTTTTTTACGTGGCTTTCTTTTAGGCTTTTCAGGTGCAGCTTCTTCAGCTTTAACCTCTTCCACTTCAGGAAGAATAACAGCGAATCCGAATTGTTCTGCAATCTCTTTCGCCTTCTCTACGTGTTCAGTGTGTGCCACTCCATTGTGAAAACGGATGTCACCTACTAAGCCGTTATATTGCTTGTTTGGTACGTGTATTTCAACTTTGTTCATGTAAAGCACCTCCTAGTAAGTTAAACTCACTTATTACAAAAGAAAAAACACCCTTAAAAAGAGTGTTATAATTAGTTCATTAAATAAGCGTATAGTGTTGTTAATTCGTTACCACTTACAATCTGAGTACTAGCAGCAGCACTTGTATAACAGTAGAGTGTCAATTTCTGACCAGCAGTTAAAGAAGCTATTGTGCCACCAGTAACGATAATCTGTCCATTCGTTCCTGTACCTCTACTATGTGAAGTATCGGCTATCCATCCACGGGAAACACCATTGACATAGTAAGCTAATACGAAACGCTGTGCATCCACGGCATTACTGAAAGATACTGAACCACCTAGTTGATAAACCCCTGTAGTGGGTACTGTATATTCACTAAGTGTAGTATCAAATCCATTACCTACGTTAACAGATATTGTCTGTAAGTTAACTTTAGTCCAAGCACCTGAAGTGAAAGACTGTGCAGTAGTTTGATACGCTTTGATTTTAGACGTAGCAACAGAACCACCGCCCCCACCAGTAGCTTCTAAAGCACCCGTAGTTGCGTTAAATTGAAGACCAGTACCTACCTTAACCCTAACAGCGTTAATCGCAGCAGCGTCAAATTCTAGGCCTTGTCCTAAACGTACTAAAGCATAACCGCCTGTCATCATAAGACCGTTACCTACTTTGATTCCACCAGTATCTACACCAGTAGCTAAAGGAAGGTCAGCACGGTTTAATTGGCCAGTTGCAGGGTCTTTAGTTAACTTAGTGGCTAAAGCTGTATCAATCGTATCCATGTTGTCGCCTACGAATACTTTTAAATCAGCATTATCCGTGTTTTCCGGTTTCTTCAATGAATGGTTAGGTGTTAAAATTGTCATGAAACAATCTCCTTTCTATTGTTGATTATAGCTAGACCACACACCGTCAGTGTTTTTACCGTAAATGTTTACACGGTTATCACCTTCAGCATATAGTTCAGTCCAGTCTATTTCAGCAACTATTTCATATCCAGCAGCAATAACAGAAACTTGTTGCACGGTACTTGAAGATAAATCAAGCACTGTCATGGTAGACAAGTCAGCAACAGATTTACCACCACCACTATGTGCTACTACTCCTGAGTCATAAGAAACACCGTTTACATTAACTGTGAACGCTGTAGTATCTATGTCAAAAGTGAAAGTAATGTCAGCCGTATTCATTCCTGCTTCGTCACTTATCTTTGTGTGAGATACACTAACAATAGTTACTTTAGGTTCAGGCAATGTAACTGCATTTACAGTACGGGAAACATTTGCACTGTTCAGCGAATCATCGTCAAATAAGTCCCTTGCCTTTACACCGAAAGTATGTGAAACACCTTTTGTTACATTGGTGAAGGTATAAGAGGTATTGCTTGCCCCTACTATATAGTCTTGTAAAACCCCGTCTAAGTACAGGTAATATCCTTGAATATCTATTTCAGTGTTTGCATTCCATGTGATAGTAACGTTAGTTCCATCATCATTAGCAGCCACACCCGTAACATCTTTAGGAGGTTGTATATAATCAGCGTGCACTATAAAGTTTTGGTCAACGTTTCCAGTGATACCTACTTGTGTGCCTGACTCTGAATACTGGAATATATACCATTTAGTCCAGCCCCCACTTGAAGGCATTACATCACCTTTGTAACGGTCATAGTTATCATAACCTTGAATCCACAAAGGCATGTCTTGAATGATATTTCCACTTGTACCGGCCACAGGTTGCCCCGTTGCATCATCGTAGTTAAAGTTGTTTCGTTGGTCACGAACAAAGTAGTCACCAGTGTATAGCCCTAAAGTTCGCCCCGTTTGCTGTTCAAAGTAATTTCTAAATTCGTTAACCCACTGTAGCATGTTCTCTACAGATAAATCGAAAATAGTTGCACCAGCAGCAGCACTAGCAGCGTTATCCTCAACGTCAAGAATTGGCATTAAGTCACCATATTGGCCAGCACCATAGCCAGCTTGTAACTTAGCTATAAATAAATCAGCTTCAGTCCTAGCTTGCGATATATCGAAAGGCACTACAGGCATAGCGAAGAAATAACCACCAGTCTTAACACCAGCAGCTTTAGAAGCAGTTACATTGTTCTCGAATTGTAAGTCACCGTTACCATTATTGGCGGTTCTACTTGAACCATAAGCACGTAGGTATGAATAGTTAATGCCACTACTTTTAACAGCAGCCCAGTCGATAGTTCCTTGATATTCAGATACGTCAATTATCTTTTCGTGAATAGCAGGGTCGCCCTGTTGCATGAAAGGTGTACCATCCGGTGCGAATAGACCACTAGGTTTATAAGTAAAGTTATATACAGCAGAATCAGCAGAAGAAGCCCCCGTACTATCAGTGGCCTTAACTTTGTAGTACCATAAATCACCACTTGTAAAAGTAGCCCCACTGAGTGTAACAGTGACGGTACTGCCTGAAGCAACTAAAGCACTTTGACTTGTGTAAACCCCAGTACTAAAAGTAGCACTTTTACTGAACGTAACGACTAATTTAACCGTGTTACCGTCAGGGTCAGATACCGTTGCTTTAACCTCCATACGTTTCCATGCTGAGTTATTAAAGGGGAATAAATTTGTAGGTACATTAGGATTTGCCAAAGTTTACCCCTCCTTAATAAATCTCAAATTTTGTAATAAATGAATCACGTTCAATAACCGGATTTCCACCGATTTCCCCGTAAAATTCAAAATGGATTTTTCTTTCCATCATTGGTGCGATATAATCAAAAACGTATTCGCCTACGTCAATATGATTTTCTTCGCCTAATACATATTCGTCAATCTTGTTAAATCTGAAATCGTACAAAATCACTTTTACCGTGTCAGGGTTTTTTGGGTTTCCCTCTACGTCAGTGAACTTAGCACTTAATCGAACTGTTGAACCTGTAAGATAGACTACATCAATCAACTTGGTAAGCCTCCTCATGGTTAATATCTACGTTACCGTATTTCTCATGGTTTATTGAAACTTTCATAAACTCACTGTTCATTACTCTAATTGATTTAGATACAATGCCGGATAAGTTGTGTACTTCATCTAGCACCCTTGCATAGACCGTGGCCATTCCCATAGGGAAACTACCAAAGTCAATTAAACCTACTAATTCATTACCGTTATATGTCAACGTCAAATCTGTTCGAATACCTCTGCTATCTATGATATAAATATCATGGCCACTTTCAGCTAGTGTCTCATTTGCTATGATTGTAATTTCAGTGTTGGACTGTTGAGTGGTATAGCTAGGTAGAAGTAGTTCGATGTCAGGTTCGGTTGTATCAAGCATTAGTGTTAAGTAACTAGCCATACATCAACTTCCTTCCCTTGATAAAATAATAATGCTACAAGGGCGTGAACCCTCATAGCACATTAAATCATTAAGCAGACCAGTTGCCACTAGCGTCCTTAACGAATACTTTGACAATCTTAGCACCGTCACCAGCAGAAGCAGCTTGTAAGTCAGCACCGTTAACTGTAACAGTCTTAGGTGTAGAACCAACAAATGTTCCAGTTCCAGCAACGTTAGAAGAACCATTTGTAGTACCTAGAAGAGTACCAGTTGATTCATCAGCAGAAGAAGAAGTAACAACTTTGATTTTGTATTCAACGTAGTCAGTATCAGAAGTGAAGCTGAACGTAGCAACGTTTTTACCAGCGATTTTAGACACTTTAGTGATACCGTCAGAAGTAAGTGAA